TTGACCAATACTCACGTATTGTTTCAACATCTGCAGAATCTAAAAAGATTCTCATTGTGCTTGGTTGTATCATAATAATAAAGTATTATTCTGCAACTTCTGCCTCAGCTGGTTCTGCTGCTGCTTCTGCTGCCGGTTCTGCAGGTGCATCTTCTTCTGGAAGTTTTACCCCTGTCTGTTCAAGATACTCGATAATACCTTGAACTTTAAGCCCTAGTTCACGTTTTGTATTAATTGCTTTCTGGAGCTCATCAATCTCCTTAACTATGGAGTTTCGTTGCTCAATGGCGGATTTGAGATGGGTCTGTGAATCTGTCATGTTATAAAGAATTCGTTTAGTATATATACCCCCACAGTATAGCATACTTTTTTAAATGTGCAAATGCTAAATACAGCTACATAATAGGTAGATTTACAGATGAAGAAACTATTACCTATATTATTTTTAGCAGGATTTAGTTCTCCTGCGATGGCTGATATTACTCATAAACTGAGTTCTAGTGTTCAATTAAGCGTTGCAGCGGCTGCGACTCAGGTTGAGAGAATTGGAACATCATACTCTGTATCAGGCACTGGTGTTGATACCTCATATACATCAGGTGGTAGTGCAGTAAGTGATGGTATTGGTTCATTAACCATATCAACAGGTGTTGGTGCAATTCCATCTTTAGAAGCAACTCAGAAAACAGCAGGCTCAGCGTTCAGCTTTAGCCAGACATTCACTCAAGGTGATGCTCTAGCAACATCAGCACCAACAGCAGGAACAGTTTCAAACTTCAGTAATCAGACATCTACTGGTTCAGGAACTGCTGGTGATTTAGCTGGTACAATCTTGACTTCGGGTGCTGTTTCTCTAACAGCAGGTGGATCAGGTACTGTGGCCACTGGACAGTTCGTAAACGAATTGACTATCGACTAACTTTATGCTAGAGTGTGAAGGAATAGATGACTGGGATCCAAACAAAGACTATTCGTATTTACTTTGCCCTAAGTGCGGTATGTGCAAGTGTCATGCTTGCACCTGCGACAAGGGCAGTCCCCGTGGTGCCAAATTTCACACAGGGCTCGATGACGAGCAACACAGAAACAACGAGCACTGTGACGGAGACAATAAATTCGATGTCTTATGACACAGGCTATCAGCACGTTATAACAGGCACAAACATAGAACATGATGGAGCAACTATATCTTCACCTACCGTATCAACTG